GAAGATGTAGCACCACCCCAATTATAATCTAGTTGTAAGTAAGGTTGCAATGAATTAAGAGAACCATAATATGAAAGAAAATCTAAAACTGATACTCCATTAACATTTTTCTCTAATCCGTGGCCGATAAGATCTATTTGAAGTCCATCAACCATTGCGTTTGGAGTTAACTCAGGATTATCATAATACCAATCTTGATTAATCGCGCAAACTAAACCGGTTTTAGAAGTTCCATTATTAATAATGTCTTCTATAAATAGATTAGTTCCATCTTTATCGATGAATTCAGGTATTAAAGAACCTGTGTATTCTGCAAGAGTAGTAACCTCAGGTAGTTGTAATAATTTATCTAATCCATTTGCTGAATTGCCGAATGCATCTTGAACATTAGCTTTTAGTCCTTTAACGTCGAATAAACTTCCATATATAGGATCTATTGAAAGTGCTAGATAATCACTAAAATCTCCATCTAATATAATAACTCTTACTAAGAAATCACTTATCCAACTTGATTTATCTAAGAAAGGTGGTACATTTCCACTCCCGTACCATTCCTCTGCACTAACATCAAATCCGCCAACGGATGATTTAGTAACAAAAACCGATACTGTTTTTTTTCCAGCGTTTGCCAAGTTAAATAATGTTGATTTTTGTCCATCATAGTTGTTGATTGCTAATATAACTGAGTCATCTTCAATAAACCAAAATTTATCTTGGTTAAAGAATTCTGAGACAGGTGCAGCACCTTCTGGATGATTTGCTAAATCCGATTGAGAACTTAATGCTCTGAATTCAGATGTAACTGAATCATCTAGGTTTAATAAATTTAATACAATGATCGGTCCTCTATCTAAAGCAGTTAAACAAGATCTGTGAAAGTAAGATCCTTTTAACTCAAGTCCGTTATCAATAGCGCCAAATACATCGTTAAAGAATTGTACATCTGGAACAAAAATTGGTGTATTGAAAGGTCCTTTATTAGAGTACCCAATAACTAGTCTAATGGTTTCGGTCGGAATGTTAATAAGTTGAGACTTATCAAATTCTAAACGATACACACCTGAACTTTTAAATTGTTGAATATTCGCTGGTAAAGCCATTTTCGTAAAGTTTTTTTTATTTTAATTATATATCCCTTAGCTTCTATGTTTTATGCCCATCCATAATATCGTATATATTAAAAGAATCGCCTGACAGATTTCCACTAAGTTCTAATGTTTTTTCTATTTCTGTTTTATATATTTCATCTACAAAATCGAATAACTCCTCGACCGTTTCAGAATAATCAACTGTATCAAAAAAACTACACGCATTGACAACAGTCATCATACAGTCATCGTTGCCGGATTGGGCACTATATGTACCATTTTCATTCCTAGAAAACATAGATGCTTCACTAACAGTATTTATGTCTTTTACGATCATTCTATTATTACGTATATAATTCTTAACCTTTGTTGTAAGTATTCTTTTGTTATCTCGATTAATCTTGATTCCTGGTTTTTTAATTTTAGATCCTACTCGATGTGCATATTTTACTAATATCTCCTCGTCAAAGTCATTTCTAGTTGGATACAATGCAATTAGATTATTTATTATTTCTTGACCAAATGCATTGTATTCAATTATACATCTTAAATTCTCTTGATCGAATATATTTACACAAAGCTCATATAAAATCATGCTAAAATCTTTTAATGAATGCACGTTCGATCTAAATATGCCAATTTGTTCAAGTTTAAAAAAGTCAGTTATATCACTAGGTGCAACTAAATCTCTATGATATTTAATGTCAGTAGGCAATACTTGAAATACATTACATACTGTATGATCCTTTCCTACGCCTTCAGCTAAATCCACTGAGAACAAATAAAAATCTTGTTTTCCATCTAACATATCTATATCAATATCAGGATCCCATTTAAAACATGAGTAATCTATACCAAGGTCATCTAATGCATCGAACTCTTTAAATACAAATTCCTTTTCAGAACTTTTTAATTTTTTCATTTCAACCGAATTCAATAACAATGAAGACGCAGATAAGAATTGATTATTATACTGTTGGTTAAACGCTTCGATTGTACCTAAATTCGCAATTTCTTGTGCCTTCCAGTCTTCGTCTCTTCCAGGAACTTGCCACCAATCGACTCTATACGGTGTGTATTCATTATTGCCTTCTACTGCATTTTGGTAGATGTCATGAAACTTATTATAACCATTAGGTGTAGATGTTATGATAACTCTGGATATCTTAGATGATGATAGTGTTGGATATACGTTCTCATAAAAAGGATTTATGATACTTGGCATAATATGAGCAAACTCATCTAAATATAATAAATGAATTGTAAATGATATACCACCAGTCTTTGTTGTATTCTGACCAATAACTCTGCAACCATTATCAAACCTCATCTCCATGACATCCTTTTTCATAATACCAGGCTTTAAAAAGAATGGAAGATTTTCATATATATGCTTGGTTTTCATAAGGATCTCTTTAGTCGTAGCTCCTTTGTTAGCCATTATCATTGCGTTTTTATCAAAGTTGAATAACGAATACCAAGCAATAAATATACCGGAACAAATGGTTTTACCAATTTGTCTGGATGCTAAACATACGTTCCATCGATTTTGTTGGTACTGCTCTAACATCTCGGCCTGGTATGGACGCAATGTTATTTTTCGAACACCCTCATCTGTCATTGCGTGGCAATAGTTATTTGCAAAATAAACAATATCTCTAGCACATCGTTTTATTTCGTCAACTTCAGCTTCAGAATAATCAAATACGGTATTTCCTTTTCTGTAATTAATATCCCCTTCGTAAAATGGTGCATGTGCTACCTGATACCCAAGCTCCATCGATTCGATAGCTTTCTGGACTTTATTAGTAGTCCATACAATTCTATTGTCGTCGTTATTAGGTTCTTCAAATCGTTTTACGGTTAGTTCACTCATTAGGTTATTCGTCTTCGTTAAATTCGATATCTTGCATTTCTTCTTGGATACCTTTCATAAAATCTCGATTTCCTCTAGCTGTTATCGCTTCATCGTCTTTAGACTTTATGATAGTTGTTTGATCGCTATATATGTCTATGTCATGCTTAAGTTTTTTCATACCTTCTTCTGACGCCATTATATGTAATGTTGCATGTTTATTTATTTCTAGCATGGTTTTTTGTAATCCAGCTAAAACTTCGAACATCCTAGGAGTTAATTCTCCAGATTCTATAGTTCTCATTAACATTTCTATCGAATGTTCCATTTGATGCATTTGATTGATTAATGTTGCTAATTGCATTTCTTCAATCTGCTGCTTCATTCGAACATATTCATTCTGTTCAATAATTTCCTGACTCAGATATAATTTCATAACTGATTGCATCATCTTCTTTGCAGCTTCAACCGACTTTCCTTTAGATTCACTATATGTGTACTTTTCTACACTATGAAATGATGGCAAATCTCCTTCTTTAATTATTGGCAGGTTTTTACCCTCATCTAATAATTCTTTTAAGCTATCTCTAGCCTCATCTTTTTGTTCATTGTTTAATGCCATATTATTGGTTTTTAAAGTTATCTAACTGGTTCTCGAGTCATTTGTAACGGTGGTAATGCATTATCGATCATTCTCGCATATTGATTATCTCGTACGGTATATCGGTTTAACATCAATGGTTGATTTTCTTCATTTATCAATTCCGTTAGAATTCTTATATTAGTTAATTGTATTGGTGCACCTTTAAGTTTATAAAAACTGTTAGGTTGTATTGCTTGTTTTGTAAACTCCTTTGTTTCGCCAAATATTAATTTCAATTGAGTTGTTTGTTGAACATACGCAGGTTTATTTGCGTCGAATATCATTTCCCATACATTCAAATTCATTGTTTGATATTTATTAGATATATTTAGTACAACCGCAAACCACTTACGAGAATCAACTAATAAGTTTTGGTCATACTGATTTGCATCTATCAATAGATTAGGAAATTGTTGTCCTGGCCATGGTTGCAAATAATTCTCATTAAAGTCGTATGAAGTTCCGTTTACCTTAACTTCAAATCCTTTAGTTACATATTTTTTATTACCATTGGTGTCGTTATACTGTAAATTGATTTGGATTCCATTTCCTAGATCATCAGTACCATCGATAACAGTATCATATAACATGCCGTTTGTGTCTATATTAACAGCAGTTGCGCCAATCTCAGTATTTTCAAAAACAGTTCTATTTGATCTAAACCAAAATGTATAAACTCTATCTTCGGTTTCTGCTATATCTACCTTAGTTTTATATTTAACTGCTAAATCGTTATAATCAACTGAATTTAAGTCGTATGCGTATTTTGCAACGATAGTAAAGTAGTTATTAATATCATGTTTTGAAATATCTAACTTTTCATTTATATCGCTTCTAACAAAATCGTATCTGCCTACGTTTAATGTATTGTATTGTAAAGGCTTAGTTATTTGAGTAAATTCCTTTTCTTTCTCTTCGTTAAAAATATCAAAGTTTTGTGCGATAGGATCTATGATTGCAGCTGCCTGATCTCCGGTTGCTCCAATATCTAACATATTAGAACTATCTTGCCATTTAACTAAATTAACTTTATAATAGACTCCGTCTCTCATGAAGTCTTTGTATAGATATGGAGATTCTACTCGATATATCCTATTCTCTAATGGAAAGTATAAATAATCTCGCTCTTCAGGCCTTGTACAATAACCAAATGCTCTTTCAAAATCTTCCTTTACTATATGAACTTCGAATGGTGATTCAAAGTCCATATCAAATGGAGTAAACATTATTTTGTTATCTGGAAATGCATTGTCAGGAACCACCACGCGTATATTCTTAATATCTGACACGTTATAAAGTGAATATTCTTTTAATATAACATCTTTCGTTCGTTCATCTACTGCGGTTTTAAAGTAGCAAACTTGATGTCCGAACATTTCACTAACGGTTAATGCAAGTTCTCGATTAAGTGCAACTGCTGGAGCCATTAAATCATATACTCTAAATAATGTACCATCTTCACAATCAACCTTTATACCTTTATAATAATCTCCAGATGGACATATTTTTGCAGGTGGTGGATTGAACGCTGATTCTTTTGATATTAAATCAAAATCGAATGTAACTGAATTTATAGACGCCTGATTAGGTGTTGGTGGTTCTGGTGCAGATACTCGTATAAATTTAAGTTCTAAATATACATTTGGACTTTGTTCAAAATCTATTGATGGAAAATTCTTTGTACCATCAGGATTCCTTGAAACTAATATCCACGGTGACCAAGTTTGAAAATCTTTAGACCATCTAATATTAGTAATCAGATAATCATTATCCGTTTGATTCGGTGTTGTAATTTCTGAATAATCCGTAAATGCATCTACGCCTACAAAAGGACCATCAAATGATACAATCAGAGAATCACCATTACTATAAGTTATGTTATTTGATGTAAATTCTATGTTGACACTAGCCATTAAGTAAGTTGTTGTTTTAATATATATTCAACAAATTATTTTGGCTGCGAGGAATTTTTTGAAAATGATTTTAACGTTGAGACTCCTAACATAGTTGCTGAAAATATAAGCATTGAATTGAATAAGTTTTCATTAACTGAAAACCAATGAAAACCATCACCTATAAATGCAATACATACGAGAGCTCCTGATATAAGTCCCATTGTTTTTTTTGATGAATATTTGTCATCGTTTAAATCTTCTTTTAAAATGTCTGATGTAAATTTGCTCATATTAATAATTATTTTTGTGGGCTGGTTAAATATCCAGGTAACTGTCTTGATAATATCTGTACCTTTTTAGCATCATCTTCAGTTATATTAGTTTTTCTCTTAACGTAATCAATTCTAACGAAGCCTATTGTATTATCATGTAAATCGATTATTGGCCAGTGATATGCTGATTTTACACCATCTCTTAATAAATAGTATTTACATAAACCTTCTGGATAATCCTTAGTATCTGGAGCATAAAATTCTCCATTTTCCATAGTTGGCTTTATCGTAGTTAAACATGCGGATACCGGTATGTTTTGTTTATCTAATTGGATAGCAGAAATACCGTTATCTGTTTGTTCATACGACATAGACATTTTTTGCATAGATTTACCGGAATAATAATTACCTCCGTTATGAAACGAAAATATACATATCCTATCAGCACTTATATCATCTAATACGTCCTTCAACTTGTTTAAAATGATAGAATCTTCTGCTATGCAAAGTTCAATAGGACATCCGTTAGAACCAAGCTTAGATTTATCTAATTTGTGTTTGTATTTTATTACTAATAATGTGGTAATTGAACCGATAATTGTGGTAATAATAGGCACCCAAATCTCTGTTATCATTAAGTATTTTGTTTTTTCTATATATCTTGAATATTCTGATATTTTATGCCATAACAACTAAATGTACAGATGCATCGTCCGATTCTAATTTAGAGTCTATTAAGTCCAAAAGTAGTTCTATAGCTAAATTATGATTTTCCATAAAATCATCAGTTCCTTCATGATAATTAATTTGAGATATCAAATCTCGTGATGAAATTTCTATAAAGGTTTCAGGCTTAAATATATCGTAAGACCAAAACTTAATATCAATTAATAGGTTCTGGATAGA